CTGACCGCAAAATCAAACGAGTCTGCGCTGCCTGCTTTAATGGTAAGGGTTTTACCCCCTACTACTATTAACGGTTGAGTTAATAATTCCTTTGTAACATTTGCTGTTAAAGCCACTGTTTTAATTGCAGTAATAGCATTGTTAGTCACCGTGACGCTTGGAGTCCCAGCTGATGTTACTAAAATAGATTTAATCACATAGGTCTCGCTGACTAAAGGAAACCCTGCACCAAAAGGATTAAGTTCTCCATTGGTGGTGTTATTATCGATGCCTACAAAGTCGTATTGGTTTACTACTGCCATTAATCTAAAAAGAAGCTTCTAGCTTCTATCTCTTGTTTTAATTCTTCTTGAAACGTTGTGTTTAATTTCTCTAATACCGCATCTAAATCTCTTACTAAAGATTGCGATACGTCTACGCTATACTCATCGCTTGCTCGAGTTAAGGATTGAACTATCTTTGCCATTATCTTCTTCCTCCTGCATGTACATCTAACCTAAAAGTTCCCATTTTCCAATTAGAATCTACTGCCGTGTTTGATATTTTAACAGCCACCGATCTTCCTCTTGCTCTACAAGATTGATAATTAGTACTCGACGTAATAGTAAAAGGACCTAAACTAGAACTTGCTGCCGTTTGATTAGGGAAATTTCTTAAATCTAATTCAACAATGGTATTTCCAGCCTGAGTTATAAAGTCGGGTAAGAATCTACTCACTCTCATAATATGTTCTCCATCTCCTCTGAACGTAATTCCTTGTTTTTGATCTTGAGTAATATCAAAATCACCCGAAAGAATATTAGCTGCAATCGCGCTTGTCACTCCTCCTTTAATTTGATTCACTCCTGTTTCGTGTTCATAGTAAATAGTCGTACCATCGGTATTACCCGTGACATCAAAGGACGCATCTGTGCTAGCATCATAATAAGTTGCATGAGGCAAACCAAAAATAGCTGAATCAATCCAAGTACTTCTTGGAAAAACTGAACTAGCATTTGTATACCAAATAGGTCGATTGGATGTTGAGTCTAGATAACTATAAACCACACATCGATCGACAACGTTAGAAGCAGACGTGGGATAAAACCACATCACTTCACCAAAGAGATTATTAATTCCACAATAAATAAATTGATTTGAAGTGGTATTAAGGTCATCATAAACATAGTCTTCTACGAAACAATCCATGGATTCCAATTTACCAGTAAATCTAAAGAAACCATTATCTGACATCCAGTAAGCAGCACCATCCACTTCAACCGCTGCGTTCTTACCGATCAATCCACAGTTAGTTCCAACCTGTTCATAAGCAAAGGTAAAAGGTTGACCCACAAATCTCATGGTAAATAAGGAAGTATCGGTCCATACGTAAAGTGCATTTCTACCAAGTTTAGCTCCCATGATCCGTGATCCAGCGGCCAGTCGCTGTGTACCAGCACTATTCGTTGCCGTAGGTGCCCAAGTATTAATATCCTCTTGAGAAGAAAATCGTATAAACATATCGTCTTGAGTTGTCGTGTCACCAATCGTAGTTTCTGTTCCAAATAAAACTAAGTGACGATCGGGAGTAGAGACTAACATATCTCTAGATGCGGTTGGTGCACCCGATACAATCGTAGCTCGTGTTGATGTGGCATTTGATGCATCTGAATCCCATTCAAAGACAGCTCCATTAAAAATTAAAGCGAGAAGCGTACTTCCTAAATTGTCCAAGGACCATAAACCAGGTTCAGCAACTTTATCCGTTGTTGAAGCTGCTTGGTTCCATGCAGAATAATCACTGGTATTGGTTACCGTGGCTCCATTCGAATGAGCAGCTCTAGTTGTACCTCTTACTGCTCTTGTTATTCCTGTTAGATCACTTCCTGAAACTCCAGTATAAGAAATTTCTTCTGTACCTACTTGAATATAGTTTGTTCCCGTTGTTGGAAATCCAACCACAGAGGTTAGAGTAATGCTGGTTCCTGATCCTCCAGTTCCATAAACATTATCTCCTAAAGCTCCATTTAAAGTTGTTGTTCTTGGACCAGATACGGTACCACCAAACTGGGATATACCCCATCCATAAACTCCAACTTGTTCAGCTGGACCCACTGGGTAATACCATTTAACTGAAAGGTCTCCATCAGTAGCCGTTGCACTTGCAGTAGATCCCATTGTAATAGTAACTGAAGTAGCATTGACGACTTCAGTTATCATAAATTTTTTATCATCAAAATCAGATGCAGAATAACCCGACCCTGTGGGTGGTGTAACATTTTCAAGAAGTAAAATATCTCCTGCTGTCATTCCTGCGGTAGTAGATAAAGTAATTGTAAGAACAGCAGATCCGTTGGTAGAAGCTAACTTATCTGTTAAAGCTCCAAAATCTGTTTTAATGGGATGAATGTCATAATAGACTCCTCCAGAATAAGCGTATAAAATTCGATTGGTTCCAATGATGGCATATTTAATACCCTCTTTGTTGACCATTTGATGAAGAGCACGGGCAGCGCCCGTTAAGGCTTTGTCTCCTAATTGAGACCAGCCTCCTATTTTTTCAGGTGTACCATATCTAAAACGAACATTTTCCCCTCCAGTCCACTGTGCCTCAGCTCCTGTTGCGGTTAGTTGTTTGTTAAATCCTGGTAAAAAGCCTATCTTTTGTAACATAGAAAAATCCGTTTCTATTACAAATATACTATATTTTTGAGGAGATCAACTCATTATAAAAGAGGCGTAGAAGACCTTTGTGGTGGAAAAATCCCCCACGCCAGCCTTGACCATACTTTATTTTTTAGGATCAATCAACTTATTAAAATTTTGAAACCAACCTGGAAGTCCTAAATGAGGTCGTCCATCAAAAAGATTATGTTTTGCGCCTTTAGTTTTATTATTATTATAGTGTAAAAAAACCTGTGCACATTCTTTACCTTTAAACTTATTTCTCCAATGCTCTAACTCACACCCTCGATACACCAACATATCTCCTGGTTTTAAATCTACCTTAATTCCTTTTTTTCCATATTTACCCGAAGGTTCAATATAGATACTCCATAGATCTCCCCCTAAATTCATAGTCGTTGAAATTTCACAACTAAATCTATCTTTGTGGCGCTGAAGAGTATTTCCTTTTTTATATATTCTTGCATAGCTATAGGCTGGATTTAATTTTAATTTGGTATTCTTTTCCATAAGGGGGTGTAACTTTAATAACAAAGTTTCCATGGCATTATCGGCATAGTGACAATAGGTGTTTTCCACTTGTTTATCACCATACCTACCTATCATTGCTTCATAAGGAGAAATATATCTTTCTTTTAAACAAGTATCATAAACTTGTTTTTTCATTAAAAAATAATTGTAGATAAAAGTGGCTAAATCTTTTGAGATAGCTTGTCTAAGAACAATATATTTATTTTTTTTAAAACTCATAATCCAAAAATATCTTTTTCGTTTTCCTCACATCTTAATTCTAAATTTAAAGAGATTCGTTGTTGAGTACTGGAAGTCATTGGTCGATGACTTAAAAATCCAGGGAAAATTAACATGTCAAAATTTTTAGGTTCGACATACCAAGCTTGTTGATAGAGTTCAAATTCAACTCCATAATCCTTGATGGTTTGTAAATAAATAACGCAATTAATGTTCGCCGTCTTTGTATGACTATGCCACAACGTTCTATGATCAGCAGGCCCGCTAAAATAACACCATACCTTAAAATTTTTATCCTTAAAGGTAAAAGGATTTAATATTTTTTTACTTTCTTTAATAAATAAATCATATAGATAATCTTTATATTTTGTAAAGAGTCTAAAATTGTACCCTGATCCCGTGTCTTTATGTTTAGAATTTAAAATATCTTTTATGAGCTCTTCTTTTTTATTTTTTAATTGTTTTTTTAAATTTAATTTATAGACGGGTCTAGATTTATTAAGCATCTTTAACGATCCCTTTAGGTACAGCCATGATATTCCAATGAATAAATCGAAAAGGTTCAATTCCAGGATCCACGGAAAACCCATGTTCTAAATAACCTGGAAAAATAATTAACCTACCAGGAGCTGCTTTATAATGAATGACATCAGTGCCGTGATAAATTCCTTTTAAAGAACGGTCCAAGTTTAAGTTAGTTGCTCGAGCTCCAGTTCGTGGATCATAAAAAATAGGATAAGAAGTTTTTTCACTGGCTTTTAAAAAATAGAGTCCTGCGACGTGTTGATTCCCATGTATGTGTGCTGTATGATGACCTCCTCCTTTTTGAGAAAATTCTTGAACCCACATTTCAGAGAAGAGAGTAGTATATGCTTTCATATTATACCCATGCTCCTCTAAAAACTCCCAAGATTTTTGACCTACATATTTTCTAAAATCTATAAAATCATTATCTTTAAGTAAGGGGGGAGAATGATGAGATGTGCCAAAATCTTTCGTAGTTTGAATGTTTTTTTTATCTCTAGTTCTTGCCTTTTTAATATATTTATTACAAGCTTTGTTTAAAGATTTAACAAACTCTGTTTTGTCTTCGGACCATACAGGGGTTCTAAAATATTCATCTTTGAGCATTTTTTAAAATTGTAAAAATTGTTTTTTCTTTTTTAACTAATTTTTTACAAACTTCCTTTCTTTGTTGGAGTTGATTAACGGGACTCACAAAAGATTTTTTAATATCTTCTATGTCTTCGGTGCTATTAACAGTTAGACTAGGAATATCCGTTGGAGCCCAATGCATGCCCGCTGCTATACAATGGAGACCTCCGCTAACTGGGAATGAAAAATCTTCACTTTGATTTAAAGCTGCAACTTGAAAACCATGAACATATTCAGGTTTTAAATTAATAAGAGATTCACTCCAATTTTTATTTAAACAAGATCTCCAATAAGGAGTATCATCTCTATGGGATAAAGCATAGTGTAAAGCCACAAACTCTGCCCAGGATCTAAACATTCTTTTACAACTGTGATTAAAAATATCTTTGTCCCATTGAGAAACCTTGTTCCTTTGTAAATTTCTAACTAAACTTATTAAAAACTCATGAACAGAAAATAAACCATTACTTTCAAGAGGTTCAATAAAACCAGCAGAGAGACCAATTGCAACTACATTCTTAACCCATACTCTATTATGAAGTCCCACTCTCATTTTTATATTTTTAAACTCTAAATCTTTTTGTTTTAAATGTTTTTTAAATTCTTTAAGCGCGGTAGCGTCATCAACAAATTTACTTGAATATACATATCCAGTTCCTATTCTAGACCATAAAGGTATATTCCACACCCAACCATTTTCTATGGCTGTACAATTAGTATAAGGCACCAACTCTTTCTGTTTATTTTTATATTTAATGCGCGTGACCCAAGCAGAATCGTTGGGTAAAATATCAGCATAAGATTCAAAAGGTTCTTTTAAAGATTTGTCTAAGAGTAAAGATTTGAAACCAGTGCAATCTATATATAAATCTGCTTTATATTTTTTATTAAGAGATACAATCCCATTTTTATTTTGTTCTACAGACACAACGTCATCTATGATGTGTTTAACTTTTTTACAGTAATAATCTTTTAACCATATTCCAAATTTAGTAGCATCAAAATGATAGGCATAATCTAATTTTTTATTAAATTTGTTTGCATTAACATAAGCCATCTGAAGAGGATAATTACAATCTGCATAATCCGAATAAGGTGTTTTAGGAAATAGTATTTTTTTAAACCACCAATCATTTAAAAAATATTTATTCCCCTCCGTTACAGGAGATCCAAAAGGATAGTGAAAAAATTCTCCTTTTTTATAAAAATCTGTAAATCTTATACTTAGTTTATAACTTCCATCTACATGTTTTAAAAAATCTTCATCTTTGATTTTTAATAATTTCATCCATCTCTGTATCGGCAGAATGGTACTTTCCCCTACTCCTATGGTAGGAATATTTTTTGATTCAATTAAAGAAATAGAGTGTTGTGGAAATTGGGATTCTAAAGTAGCTGCCGTCATCCACCCCGCACTGCCTCCTCCTACTATTATAATTTTAGTCATCGGTAAAATAATTAAAGTTAATAACATATCGTATGGGTTCTGTTTGAGATGTTATAGCTCTATGTAAAACATCACTATCAAAAACCAACATTTTATTAGCAACGGCTTTTATAAAAATAATTTTATTATTAATCTTGAGTTCTGTTCCTCCGTCACAATTATTTAAATAAAGAATGGCAGCTTTACATTTTAAATTGCTATCTCTATGCCATTTTGATTTATTAAATAATTTACTGATTAGTAAATTAGCCTGTACTCTTAAAGGAGCTGTGGCTTTTAATTGGTTTAATATAGGAAGTATTAAAGGTGCATAAAGGTGAGACGCAATGTTCAATCGCTGGTAAAAACCATAACTAAAAAATATCTGAGTATCTTTTTTAGCTCCTGTAAAAGAGTCTCTTCTTCTCCAGGGAAAGTCTTGGTCAAGAATAGTTTGTTTAAGCTTATTAAAAAAGTCTTTATCTAAAAAGTGGGTATAAGTTTGATAACTCATTTAAACGGATCTCCAACATGCCATGAGACCAGCGAGTACCGAACTCCTTGTCTTACAGGTTTAACTCGATGCCAAACAAAACTTGGAAAAACAATGATACTTCCTTTAGGTAATATTTCTATTGCTTTTTTTAAATGTTGAGATTCATCTCTTAGAGGTGGATCATAGTCTCTAAAATCAAATTCTAGTTCCCCACCTTTATATTCTGAACCATCCGTTAATTGACACGTCATAGATAATTTTCTAACCGTACCATCGGAATTAGGTTCACCAAAACTGTCACAATGCCAATCATAGTATTGGTTTAATTTATATTTAGTAAATTGACATGCTTGTGAATATTTAATTTGAAAATTCCAACCCGACTCTTTATTTGCTGTCTTAAGATAAGGGTGTATTTCTTTATAAATCCATTGATCGTCTAACCAAGTTACATTTGAATTTCGTTTATATTTTAAATCTCTAATTTCGTCTTTATTAAGAGGTTCTTTATTAAAATTTCTTCCTTTGCCAAACCTACCCGTAAGAGCCATAGATTCTTTTTTTTCTGAAGCATATTTAATAACTTCATCACAAAATCGTGGTGTCAGTGCAGATTTAAAATACCAAAAATAATGAGATAAATTCATACTAATTCAAACCATCCTGTTGCTATGTATTTTTCTTCTGTTGGAGAGATAACACCTTGATGAGGATGTGTGAAAAAACTAGGCCACATATATAAATATCCTTTTTTACTTTGTAAAGTAACTTCTTGATAAGGAAAATAAGTACCTCCTTTTTTAAGATCATTACAATACAACATATAAACTAGTTCTCTTTTAGAACTAGAAACATCAGTTCTTTCATAATGTAGTGCAGGAAATCCTTGGCCTTTTTTATAATATTGAATCATATTAATAGTAGAAGTTCTAACGGGACTTTCTAGGTTGTATTTAGCTAAATACTCTTTTACATATTTACTTAAAATTGAAAAAAATTCTTTTAAACTTTTATTGGTAGTTTCATTATAGAAGAGTACATCGGTAGAATCTTTAATGTTTTTATTAATAATTCCAGCTCCTATCATTCCAGGAGTTTTATATTCGATATTTTTTTTATGATATTCAATAATATTGTCACATACTTTTAAAGGCACTTTATATTTTTCTATAAAATTAAATGTATTCATAAGTTATAGTTTGTACAAAGTTTAAATCTTCTTTTTGATCATTAGTTAAGTAATAAAGCTGTGTGGAAGGAAATAAAACAAACTCATTAGTTTTTAAAGGAAGGGTCCAACTACATCCTTTTCTTCTATTATTATCATAATGAATGACAACAGAACAGTTATTGACTTCTACACCATATAATAAAGTATAGTCTGGGGAGTTTTTTAAATCGACAGGATTAATATCTAATAAAGGAAGAGTGTTTTGATGAGGTGAATAAATATTCCCCCATGTTTTTTTATTTACTAGTTTTAAATTATATTTAAGTTGAAGATGTTCACGACAATATATATTTAATGCATCCCATTCTTTTGAAAATAAAAATGTTTGGTTGTGTATTTTAGAATGTAAAATGTGATGAGCTAATTCACTTCTATTAATTTCAAAACCTTTCGGTGTTGAAACCTTTCCGTAATACAAACTTATTTCTGTTAATACTTTCTTTTCCATATCCACCAGCTATGGTATATATAATTTTTTTTAAATTGTCTAGGATTTTTTAGGAAATGAGATTAGTTAAATCCCAAGAGGAATTAGATTCATTCCATCTGTAACATTGACTAGCGGCATTTTGGTCGTCTGTTAAAGTAGGAGCATCTCCTATAGGTGAATGCCATTGCGCATCTGTTGTACTTTTAACCCAAGAAGGATGAGGTTTTGGTCCCCAAAAGATTTGATTGACTTCATCCCATTCTCCACCTGGGACTGCAAAATTTCCTCTAAATGCTTTAGATTGATCATCGGCTAAGACATCAGTCCCCTCAACACAATATGTATTTCTACGAGTATTGTAGGATGTTTGAATCCATTTATTTGCGGGCCAATTATGATGTGTTTCTAAATATTGTTGACCAACACTTTCTTCTTCAACACCTTCATTATTTAAAACATCTTTATTATCTACAGTTAAAACTGTAAGAACTCCGTTACCTTCTGATTCTATTTTTGCAAAATGTGCCATGATTATTGAAATTTATACCTTAAAATTACGACTCCACTTCCGCCACCACCAGCGTTACCTCCGCCACCACCACCTGTATTTGCGCTTCCAGCGCCACCATTCGTTCCTCCTCCACCAGCTCCTGCTGCTCCAGCTGTATATGGTTGACCATGACTTGGGCCTCCACCACCGCCTCCGCCTCCGCCGCCTCTTGCAACGGGACTTCCGCTAATACATGAAGTTGCTCCAGTACCTCCAGCTCCTGCTTGAGATGCGCCTGGAGAACATACGATTCCAGGATAACCAACTGTGGCTCCGCCACCGCCGCCGCCTGGATAACCTGGTGTGGCTCCAGTTCCTCTACCACCTGTAGTTCCTTGTGCTGGACTCACGGGAGGTGTATTTCCTGCTCCTCCTACGCCTACGTAACCTGCTCCTCCACCTGAACCACCAGCTACACCAGGAAAAGGACATTCTGTTCCGCCATTACCACCTGCGGCTGAAGTTATACTTGAAAAAACTGAATTAGCGCCAGCACCACCAACTGTAATTGGATATCCTGTAGCACTTACAGCTATACCTCCACCACTTTTAGCTATTGGAGATCCTGTCCATGCGCCACCATTAGATTCTCTGTATCCACCAGCACCGCCACCACCAGCATAATTTGGACCAGCAGCTCCTCCTCCAGCTATGACTAAATAATCAACGGCTGTATCGCCACCACAACCCGCTGTTGAAACACAAAAGGTTCCTGGACCTGTAAATGTATGGACTTTAAAATTTGTATCAACAGTTGTTATTGTTCCACCTGAAGCAACCACATATGTTGACGGTATGCCTCCACCAGAGCCAAAACCTAGTACTTGATAACCAAAAGACATATTCTATTTCTCCTACGCGTCGTTAGCTGCATCAGTAGTATAGAATATTTTTACTCCGAGAACTCTTGATTCACCAGTAAAAGTATCGCTACCATCTGCTGCATCTCTATATAATTGAAAGTACGATTGTTGATCGTCTGCAGGGGAACCCGCAATTGTCATTGCACTACTTTCAGCTGTTACTTGTTGATCTTCAACTGTTCCAATTCCAGCGTCTGTAACTTCTATTGCTGTTCCAAATGCAACATCAATTGTATCACTATCACCACATGCAACTCCCTGTAATCCAAAAATACAGTTTCCTGTGTTTGTACTACTTGGAGCCCAAAAAACTTGATAAGTCACCGTTCCTAAATTCCATGATTTAGGCATAGCGATAGCAAATTGTGTATATTGTTTTGTCCCTGCATCAAAATCGAAAACTTTCATATCAGGTCTTGTTGCTGTAGTTTCCACTTGTTCTGCATCAGCTCCGTTAGTAGTCGCAGCATACATTGCTGCAGCTGGAACCCATATCGTTTCTTTGCCTGCAATTTTAATTGCAGCAGTTGCTGATTTAAGAACTCCTGACCCTTTAGGGTTAATGTTTATATCAACGTTTGTTTCACCTGTTGATGATAAAATTGGACCAGCACCTGAAGCTGCGTTAGCTAATGTAAATTCATTAACTGCTGAACCTGTAGCTGTTAATAAAGCTAATTCATTTCCGTTAGTATCTAA